GCCGACGATTTCCACCTGAACCGGCGTTGTATTACCACCCTCGACACCCACCTTGTCTTTTGCAGGATCAAGCGGTATGACAGATTTATTTCTGCCTACATTATTGAGATTGATCATTTGTGGCCTCGTCGAAGTTTGGTATGGATTGCTCTATTGGCTCAACTGAGTGCGCCTTAGCAAACACCTCTATACCGTTAGCCAGTTGGTAAATAAGCGAAAAAATGTCAGAACCCCAGACCCCCGAAGAGGTCGGGAAATCTGGGGAAGAGACGGCTGAGTAAGCGTCTCTTAGTGCCATATTAAGATTGGCCTGAGCCACCTGTAGCAGCGTCAAAGTCAGGCACATCGACAGCCTGAGCGCTTGTCAACAAGGTGCCATCAACATCAGCACCTGATGTAGACAATGAAGTTGCAATTTGCACAACCACATTACGCAGCGATGCCAATGATGCGTGGATCGCTGCATTAGATGCCTCTTGCTTAGCAGCAAGTGCCAAGATTGCGTCGCGAGTAGTTGCTGCATCACCGTTTACAGCTGCCAGTGCAGAATTAACTGCTGCGGTGGTTTCGGCTAAAGATTTACCTGCCATGATTTTTCCTTTTTTAAGTTAAATTAAATCCACCCCGAGTCATAAATTGACGGGTATGGATAGGTGTGGCTCGCCTGAACTGTTCTTGTTTCTGTCGCGTTTTGAAACGATTCAACTAAGTTTGCATCCAAGGCGCGCCGTTGCAGCGTTCTTTCGAACACTGTTTCGTTTACGACATCTGAAACTTCAGAGATCGCAAAATCTGTGTTCATGCCGTTGCTAAGTAATTCATTCACATCAATATTTGATATGGAATCAAAAATTCTGACCCACCGGACAAGACCGCGAATCGCCCAAAATTTTGGGAGTAGGTGTGGGTTAGAAAACGTGTTGTAGGTCGTGAATCTGAGCACTATGTCGCCAACATTGAAGCCACTTTGTGAATCGATACTCTTGAATTGATCCATCAACGTGTATGAGGTAACACGAACGCTAGCAACACCTTCTGATGCTTGAACAGCAACGTTTTGCGATCGTGCGGACTCACGTACCACACTGTCAAGCATGAGCAACTGGTTGGTTTCAGTGGCTAAGCCGGATGTGTTGATAGAGCCACCGCCGCCGCCACCGCTAATCGGAGTCCCGTCAGGGTTTACAACAACGACAACCTCTCTATAAACTGGATTGCCATTGGCATCTATGCCAGATATCGCGTGTTTAGTAGGTATCTGATTCATTTTTATCTCTCAAAATCTTGTAGAAATAGTGATTGGCTTGAGCAGTGAATCTGCATAACCTGCTGGTATTTCGATTGCAGTTCCCTTGCCTGTTAAAAACATTTCACGGTTTTCGTAAGCCCATCCGCAAGCAAGCAAAATCCAATGAATCACACTTGGAAATTGGGTTGCGAATTTCTCTGGCAACATGCCAGCCAAATAGGTGATGGTCACCGCGTTGGACACATTTGCGGTTTGAGGCCAATCACCACCAGCGTTGGGACAAAGCTGAACATTTGCTTGATCAATCTTGACAATGCTCAGCTTTGAAACATCTAGGCTCTTATTTACACCGCTTATGTCTATGTAAGAAACCGATTCCACTGACTCAATCAATCCGCGAGCGAATTTGATTGGCAAACTATTACTTGAACGGGTGAAAGGTGCCAGCGAACTACCGCCAGAACGGGGAAATTCAGAAAGTGTTTGTTGATATCTGGCTGGCTTGATGACAGAGCCACTTCGCTCTTCGGCCAACTGCCTAGCAGCTGGGATAACAACGCTCTCTAAAAATGCTGAATCACCCGCATCCTCATCAATTCGCAGGTGGGCCAAAACTTGATCTAATGACACCGGCTCTGAAATGGCGGCAGTCGTCGCCCCCCCAAAGTCGGCTTCCGTCAGGTAATCCAGCAAAACAGACATTACTTACCCTTAGAGGCCGCAGCCTCGGCAGCTAAGCGATCTTCTTCAGCCTTTTTCTCGGCCTCAATGGCATCCAATTCAGCCTTTTTCTTTTGTTGAGCGACAAATGCGGCCACATCCTCAGATTTACTGACTCTTTTTGCTGGCAACTTAAAGTCAACCAGCTCTGCAAAACCTTGCTTGACCAATTCGTCTGCAATGTCATCCTCGAATCCAGCCGTTTCGCCGGGATTTAGGTGATGTGTGTGCTTGAGAATCTTTACGTGTTTCATTTTTTTCCTTTGCGGAGGTTAGAAAAAAAGCGAGGCGCGATTACGCCCCGCTAGCTGCTAATTAGCGATACCAAGTGATGCCGTTCAAGACGGCAATAGCTGCTTGGTGTCGTGGACCGAAGTCGTTTTCGGTAATCATGCGAATCAGTGTCTCGTCACGTTGGAATGCGCTCACTGTGTTTGCACCATCTTTGTAGGTTGCTTCAGTCGAAATAGCGACCTGCAAGCTCATTGACTCACCAATAACCATTTGATCGAAATAAACAAAATACAGTTCCGATCCGTTACCGGCAGCACCAGAGCCAGCCAATGTCAGATTGGTTGGGATTTGAGTGGTCACGCCGATTGGATAACCACGAAACTTACCCTCTGAGAGTTCTGGGAACACTTTGTTGCCAACGGTAGTGATCAAATCAGACAGGAACTGCATGGTGTCTGGGTGCATCAACCAACCTGGTTTTGTAAGACGCACATTTGCGCGGCGCAATGCGAGAATCGCGCGTCCGGCATCATCAATGATTGCTTGAATCAAGGCCTGCCCAGCCAATGAGGTCACATCCGTTGCGGTGATCACATTTCCTGCTGGGACCCAGTTGCGTAGACCCTTGGGCGTGTTGTTAGTTCCATCGCCACGGATAAATGCGGCGTCTTCTGCCTCACCCATACCTTTGGCAGAGTCCTCAACAATCAAGGAGTCAACACGCTGGTCAGTGCCTGCGAAACGGATCAGGTCGTTTGAAATAGGCACCAGAGCTGCCAGCTTTTTGGCAGTCAACTGGACATCACCAAAAGTTTGCTGAGAAACAGGCGCGTCTTGTTCGCGACCGATGTATCCGGCTTGGATGCCGCCAGTGATTTTTGGCATTTTGAGGTTGCCGTTGTTCAGTGGCAATGTCAAAGCGCCCATCATGCGCACGACGGCATTTGGTGCCAATCGCTCAATCACTGAAGATGCAGTATTCGCTGGGACCAACACGGCGCCGCCAGAAGCGCTGCTTGAGTTCAAGGCCATGGAGACTTCTCCACCGATCGAACCTAGATTTTTCTTTGCATATTCAGCGGCTGCGTATGGGTTGCCAGGAAACTTAACCAATGCCCCAACCATGCCAGCAAACACACTCTTGTTGTGTTCTTTTTCAGCCTTGTGATCACGCGGAGTAGCTGGCACTGTTGCAGAAATTGCCGATGCGCTAACTGCAACAGCCATAGCAGCCGCTTCGGCTTCTAATTTTTCCAGCGTTGCAATTTGTCCTTTAAGCACATCGATTTTTGCCAACATGCCTTCGGCTTGGGCAAAATCTTCAGCGTTTGCATCAGCCTTGCTGATGATGGCGTTAGCGTCGGCGGTTAATTTGGCGCGTTCGCTCTTCAAGTCAGAGAGTTTCATGGTTTTCCTTCGGAAATAAAAAAACCGCCAAAGTGGCGGCAACTGCTTTTTGTGCGAACGCACTAAAAAGTTCGGGACGAAAAAAAACCACCCGCGGGTGGTCTTGTTTCAATGTGTTTCGGTCTGTTAAGTAATTTCAGAGAGCTTGCTCATCGCCTGCATTCGACGCTGGGCAAGTGGATCAAACAGTTTCGGCTTGGGTTGCGCCTCATAGACGCGCTGTATTGCTTGATTTGGCGTCTCAAGTGTGTCGGCCAACTTGGCTGCAACCGCAGAGCGCCCATAGAAGCATTTGGCTTGCGTCGCCACAACTGCCTCGATGCTCATGTTTCTGGCTTTTGCAACAAAACCAGTGAACATCTCATAAAACATGTCAAGATCAGTATTGAATTGCGCCAGCGCTGGATCACTGAGCGGCTCAGACGGATTTCCGTCTGCTTTGTGATCGCCTCGTGTGAGCGTTGTGACCTTGATACCCTCTTCCTCGAGCATTTTTGAGTAATCAATGTGCTGCATAAGCACACCAATTGATCCAACACCACCCGTTTCACCGATGCTGATGGTGTCGCAGGCGCATGCAATCAGGTATCCCGCGCTATAAGCAGAATGATTGACGATTGCATGAATGGGTTTTGTGCCTCGATTTGCATAAATTAGGTTTGCCAAATCGAAGGCGCCAGAAACTGTGCCACCGGGCGAGTCAATATCGAGCACGATGGACAGGCATGCTGGGTCATTTATGGCAGCAGTAAATTGTTGTGCCACCGTTTCGTAAGCTGTCATGCGACTGCACATCGCCAAGTTACCAGTGCGTGCAACAAGCGGCCCGTAAACACCGATGGTGGCGATGCCGTTTTTGTATTCTGTCTCGACCTCTTGCTCTTGACCATCGTCTTCAATATCCAAACCGCTAATTTGTGCGCGGTTAAAGCCTTCAACATTCAGACCAAGTTTTGTTTTTGCAAAGACCACGGCATCGAACATCAATGCTGGCGTCGCAAGCATTGGTCTATTGAAGATCTCGCCCAAGATGTGTTGGTATTTCATTAGTTCTGTCCTTCATTGTTCGGTTCGCGATAACCAATTGGGTCACCGGTTTTGCCATCTGCCATATTGAGTGGCACCAGATATTGATCGCCGCCCTCTACAGGTGGCTCATCTAGTTTTCTTCGGATGTCGTTGGTTGAGTAGATGCCCCATTGTTTGCCTGTTGCATAAGCAGCCAATCGACTTCGCAAATCGCCTCGCATGAGACCTGAGACGTCATATTTCACATAGATACCAGACTTTCGCTCTTGCATTGTGAACATGTCACGCTCGATAGCCTCTTCATGGCGCTTAACCCATGGCATTAGGCAGTAACTGACAAACTCAATCGCGAGCTGCTCTGTGGTTGATTTAGAACCATTGTTAAACTCACCCAGCATGTGAGCTGGCATGCCGTAGATGCGTGCAACGTCTTTAACACCCCAGCCACGCGTGAGTATTAGCTCGGCATCTTCATTTGACATAGAAAGCGGTGTGAACTTAGTGCCATCAGTCAAAATCGCAACACGCGACGCATTTGATGACCCAGAATATTTTTCTTCCCAGTCGCGCGTCATCAGCCTGAGTGTTTCAGGATTGTCGATCTTCTTGCTTGTCTCAAGCACGCCGCTAAGCTTAGTTCCGTTGCCAAACACAGCTGCTGAGTGTTCTTCGACAGCAGCCACCAAGCCTATCGACTCAGCGTGGAGCGTGATGGGCGACAGGCCAGCGTAACCGTTGTCCGAAATCCAACGGACATGATGAATGTCGTTGGCTGAATACATACCCGAAAAGTTATCAACTGAAGCCTTCAGGATGTTGTAGTAGGGCATTCGATCCGTCGGACTGACCATGACCTGCACTCTGTCTGGGTGCAGCGGGTGCAGCTCTTTAATTCTGTATTTCGAGTCTCGAATCATCAGAAAAAAAGCATTTCCGCGCAAACCCAAGCAAACTTGCTTGTATTCGTCAAACTCAAATGGCGTCATCCAGCCATTCGGAGCGAAATTCAATAAGTCCGAAACCGGATGGTCTTTGAGCAACTCGCGTTGATCATCCTTGCCTCGCTTGTATACATGGCATGGCAACTGGGCAAACGATTCAGCCAGAATTGAGACCGCGCGTTGTACGGCCGTAATTGCAAGCGCTGACGCAGGTGTCACACTTACGCCTGCTCGCGTACGATGGCCAACACCAGAAAATGCGCCAATCCATCCACCGCTGCCAGGCGGTGACGATCCACCGCCGCCAGAAAACATGCCAGATGTGAACATTAGCGATCACCCCTGTCGTTTGCAATGGCACGCGCAAAAATTGCTGACCAACACATCAAAATCAAGCCAGCCACCACAAAAGCAGCCGGTACGCTGACCATGGCAATGCCGGCGACAAGTGACACAAATCCGACAAGTCCAACAGACATGGCTACGCCATCGGGCGTTTGTATTTTCGACAAAACCCATTTAACCCATGCCAACATATACAAGTTCCTCGTCTTCTTTTTCTTCTTTGCCAACCACGCCAATGGCCATGGCTAAAGCGACCATTCCATCAATGCGACCAGTGCTCTTAGCCTTGGTCAGCTTACGGTTTTCAGCCGCATCTTTTTCAGTCACCGCATTTGCGGCACACATGGTCAACACTGGATTCATGCCGTGCGACATTTGATCGTTCAGCAAAATGGTCTGAAGCGTGCTTAGCGCCGGCGCCATGTCCTTGAATCCCTGGCCAAAACCGACCAACGGCAGATCAATGCCCAGTTTTTCTAGCTCACGCTTAAACAAATCGATGCGCCAGCGGTCATAAGCCAACGAAACGATGTTGCAACCGTCTAGTGCATCAACAATGTCTTTCGCAACATGCTCATAGTCGATCGCTGCGCCAGGGGTTGTCCTGATGTGCCCTTGATCAACCCAAATATCGTATGGCGCGCGATCTCTTTTTGACCTGTCGACCAATCCCTTCTCTGGCGTCCAAAAATACGCCCGAATGTGCCAGCGACTTTGCCAATAGGCAGCCATGACAAACGATGTGAGGTCGGTCTTACCCGACAGATCAAGGCCAGCATAAACATCAGCCTCGTAAAACGCTTGTGGGTCTGGCTCTTGTCCATTGACCAGCCAAACCTCTTTGCTGATGAACGGAGCTATCAGCTGCACTCGTTGGTTGAGCTCAAGATTTCTAAATGTTGCTTCAAACGAGGGCATCCGGCTTGCTTTCTCGGCCTGATCCTTGAAAACCGACAGGCTTTTGAACTTGCCGAGCGCCGGATTCGATGATTTCCAGCTTTTCTGATCCAACAATTCGCACTTTTCGTCGGTCGTGTAAACGTGCGCAACTGTCGATCTGGGCTGTGTTTTCCTTGCGTCGTCTAACCAAATGCTGAACATGTCGCCATCGTTTGAAGCCTGGACGCTGATTGCTATCAACAGCGGGTGCTCATACAAACT